GCTTGGTGTAACTGAGATCGTCGAGCGTCGGGTCGTAGGTGACCTTCTTGCCCTTGAACGCGATGTCGTCCATGCCGAAGTCGAGCGTGCCCTTGTTCGCCCAACCGCTATCGGAATAGCTGCCGTTGGCGCGCAGTTCACGTTCGATCTGGTCCATCATGTCAGAGCCGGCCAGCCAGAGCGTACCCATGGGCGCGTAGCGGTTCAGCTGACGAGCTTCCTTCTGGAAGAAGTTCACCACCGGCTGCGTGGCGACGCCGCCAGAGATGTTGATCGTCAGGTTCGCGCGGTTACGCCACCATGAATTCGCCGACTGGTCGAGACCGCCGACAACGAGAGACGCAGTTGGAGCGTCGACGATGATCGAAGTGACACCGGGCACTTCCTTCGAGTCCTGCGACCCGTCCTGCCAGTACATCAGGTTCATGTCCCGGTCGGTGCCTTCGGACATGTCTTCCATCTTGTCGTCGAGCATGTTGGCCAGCGCGGTCTTTTCGCGTTGGCTGTGCCGCGACGTACGGTCGCCGGACGTGGAATCCACGACCGAAATACCGTCCTTGAGCAGTTCGTGATGCGTGATCTTGATGCCGGCGTGGATCAGCTTCCACGGGTAGTTGGCGCGCTTGATGTTCGCCGGGTTACCGTAGGTCACCGAGTCGTCGTGTTCGAAGCCCTGGATGCCGGTGGTGTAAACACCCTTGACGGCGACGCTGAGGTTTTCCTTGCCGCCAGGGACTGTCTTCTCACGCTTGCGCATTTCAGAGAGCAGCGGCTTGTTCTGGATGGTCTGCGAGAACACCTTGCCCTGGTCCATGTAATAGTCCAAGGCAGCGTTCGCAGTGTTGGCGAGTTCTTGAGCGGTGAAAGGCATGTGGTGCGATCCTTCTTTTTCGCCCCGGCCTAGCCAGCCAATGCCCGGTCAATTGCTTCGGACATACTCTTCGGCTTCTGCGTCGGCGCGGGTGAAGCGCTGCCATTCACTTCCTGCCTTGGGCTGGTCCTGCGCGTGAGACGCGCGTATTCCGCGTCCACTTCAGGTTTGATCTTCGTCAGCATGGCGTCGACCTCGACCGCAGTCGGGATCGCCTTGCGGCGAAGGATTTCCAGTTCCAGGCGCTCGGCGATACGCGGGCGCTTCGATTCAAAGTCTGGATCTCTTGTCTTCTGCACTGCGTACCAGTCGGATGCCGCCTTTTGACCTGCCTCGATCTGACCCCGAACGGACGCAGATCGCGTGTTCCGCTGTTCGAGTTCCCGCCTTTCGGCTTCCCGCGTTTCAGCCAGCTTGGCTTGCGCGCGGGCTTGAGACAGTTCCTCCGCGCGTGGCTTGGTGACGAACCCGAGCCTTACGTCTTCCGCGAGATCGTCCGAAAGGACACGCCCCGTGACAACGCGCAGTTGCTGTACGATCGGTTCCAGCGCTTGCAGCGCCGCAGCCGGGTCATTGCGGATCAAGCCGGCGATGTGAAGCGTGTTGTCCACGTCCTCCGCCGTCAAATTCCGCTCCGCCACGAAGTGTGCTACCTTGTCGAAGTTCTCGGCCCTGCCACGCAGGGATTCGACCTCAACCGACAGCGCCTTCTTGTCGCGAGCGAGTTTCTTCATCCGATTATGGGTTTTTTCGGAGAGCGCACTGCGCTCTGCCTCGGTAAACCCGTCGTCCTCATCCCCTTCGGACGGTTTGTCCGTTGGTTCAGCGGTTTCCTGGTCCGGTTGTTCAGCCGACTTCGGATCCGGTTCTGCCGAGGTTGGCGATGCCTCGTCGCCCGTCTTGTCGAGTGCGGCCGTGACCGCGTCGAGAAGCGAGGGCTGTTCTTTCGCCTTGTCGGCAGTGGACGACGCTGCCTCTTGCTTTTCGTCCGTGTTCGCTACCGTGGATTTTTCGTCCTCGGCGCCAGCGAGTGCGTCTGGCATCTTCACTCCCAACTCAAATTCTGGCTACAAAATGCGATTAACGCGACAAAATGTCAATGCATAATTTCCTGTGCGGCAGGAAACGCCGCTTGAGGCCCGCCTGGCGTCCCTTCCGGCTGTTGTCCGTTGTCACCGCCGTTCGCACCCTGCGCCGCCGGGTCCGTGGCCGGATCGCCCGTCGACGGTTGCATGGCGGTCTTCGTCATGGCCGCGTTGATCGCCATGATCGAAGGCATGCCCTCCACAACCGCGTCCTCGACCTCGATGTCGAGCAGTTGCATGTACATGTCGGCGAAAGGCTTCGGGTTGATGCCCGGTATCTGGACGATGAAAGGCATCGCGCGTTCAAGATCGGCGAGACGCGCCGCCTTGTTCGGGCGACCGGAACTTCCAGCCTGAATATCCAGTACGAGTTCCTTGGCCGCTTCCTCGCGCGACTGCGGCAGATCAGGCCACACCGCGCCTGGACCGGCGATTTCCAGCACCGTATCCTTGTTCAGTTCCATGAAGTACAGCTGGCCGCGGGCGCGTGCCATCTCGCTCAGGAACTCGTCCAGATCGTCAACGTTGTCGCCGATGGTCGCCATGCGCGACTGTTCCGCGATGGATGATTCCGTCGCCGTAGCACCGGACGTCCCGCCGAGATTGGCCTCCTGGCTACCGACCGACCGCTGGATGTCGGCGAACACCGACTCGGTCTCGTACAGGTTCGGGTCGATCGGTGCTGTCGGGCCGGGCTGAAGCACCTTGCGGATGTCCATGGATTCAGACGCCGGCATGTTGATGTCGACGATCTCGTGCGCGTCGTGATCGGCGAGCTTCGCCCGATCGCTGTTCTCGATCATGCCCTTGGCGAGCACATAATACGGACGAGACGCGCGCCTGTGCTCGCGCAGGCCCTCGCGCGACCGATTGTATTCATCCTGCGCGTGACGCGCCAGCCACACGTCCGACGGCGGGTAGATGCCGCCGGCTTCGCGATCTTCGGGGTCGTCCTCGATGTCGTTGAACGTCAGCACGAACAGGTTCCAGAACCGTTCCAGCTTCAGCGCCGGCGCCTCGGGATCGCGCAAGTAGTCATTGTACCCGTCACAGATCGTGAAAACCAGTTGCCCGGTCTTGTCCCACACTTCCCACACCTTGACGGCGGCCTTGTTTCGATCCTTGTCGGCCTGCTGCTCGTTGAAGCACGCACTGACGTCCTTGTCGTAGGTCGAAAGTATCCGGGCGGGCGTCATGTCATACTCGTAGGCGATCCAGTTCGCGCCGGCGAGCGTGCGCAGCTGGTGGCAGTCCTTGTCGACGATGACCTGCGTCGAACGCGGAAACGACAGGACCGGACCCTCGCGGACGACGATTTCGTCGGGCGCCTGAAGCGCCTGCATCAGCGATTTCAGCCGGTCCAGATCGGCGCTGTCCTCCTGCAACTCGTTGAGCTGCCCTCTGGCCATGATCGTCTCGATTTCTTCGATCCGCGAACGGACGTCAGCAATCGCCGCCTCCTTGTCCGGGCTGATCGGACCCTCGCCGAGCAGTCGCTGAAAGCCCAACTTGCCGTACCCGACGCCCGTGATCTTGGTGCGCCGCACGAGCTGCTTGAGCTGAAGCTTGTAGTTCAGGGACTGCTCGTCCATGAAGTGCCGGTCGACGATTTCGACGGTCTTGGCCATCCGGTCGCGCAGGAGCATCTCCTGCTGCGCCGCCTGGACTTCCTGAAGCAGCGGCATCGCGGACACGTCGCCCGCCATCGCCGCTTGCAACGCTGCCTGCACGGTTTCCGGCTTGCCGTCCCAAATCTGATACAACATCCGCGGCTTGCGGGACACAACCGTCTTCGGGTTTTTTGCGTAAAGCTGTGCAACCGCCATGTTGATGTGACGGACGATGATCGGTGCGACGTACTTCCTGGCGTTGACCCATTCCTTGTCGCCGCCGTCCCGCGCCAGCTTGATGCACAACGCGATGCGGTCGAACGCCTTCTTGTGGAACTCGCGCGATTCCTTGACCCGCGCACACCACTCCTTGACGATCGCCTCGCGCGCCGGATCAACCGTGGCTCCCGTCGTCGTCTGCACCGCGCCGACAACACCATTCCCGCCCGTCGTCCGGTTGTCCAGTTCGCCGGTATCCATCGTCACCATCCTTTGCTAGTCGCGCGCTTGCCGCGCTCAGCCGTCCTGCGGGTCTGGCGCAGTATCCAGTCGATCGAGCCGGTTCGCAGGGGAATTATGTTGCTTTCGCCGCCCTTGTCGGCCTTGATCATCGCGTTCAGCCCCATGCCGATATGCGAAAGGAAGTCGACGAAGTCATCATTGGCGCCGAACGGAAACTTGAGCATCTGCGCCTTGGCGTCTGCCCACCATGGCGCGTGACGCGGAAAGTAGACCTTGTTCATCGACATGCGGCCTTGTATGGCGCGCGACCGTGTCAGCTTGTCCTTGGATGGCGTGACCGGGTTCAGGTACGTGTAGACGCGCTTCTCGGCCATGCGCTTGCGCAGGAATGGGCCGAAGGACTTCGAGATCATTTCGCTTTCCATCCACCACATCTGCGGGT